AAGAATTGGCGAAAAAGGCTATAATGTTTTTGGCGGACCGATTGAAAATCAAGGAAGATTAAACTACATAGATGGCTGTACAGATAGCTTATTAATTCCACCAGTAATGAAAGGAATGAGTTGTTTAAATCATTTACATTTTCCTACAAATATAGATCAAACTATGCATACGCACCCTTCAATGCGAGTAGGAATGGTTGCTCGTGGAGAAGGCAATTGCGTAACTCCTTTTGGAGATGTAAAGTTATATACTGGGCAAATTTTTATAATACATCAAGAAACTGGAGTAAAAAGTAAAGGGTTGAGCGGTAAAAAATATTTAAATGGCTCACATTGTTTTCAGACTTTTGATAAAACAATGGACGTTATAGCTTATCACCCAGATAGCGATTTTGGGTCAGAACATGAAAATCACCCTATGATTAATAGAACTATTGTTGATGGAGTAAGTGCTAAAAACATTAAAACTATTCAATCTAAGGTTATTAGTTAGCTTTAATATGGATAGTATGGTTGCTTTCTCTGGAGGAAAAGACTCTGTTGCTATTTCTCAATATTTATTAAAAAAGAATATTAAACCAGTTCATGTATGCGTTTTATGTAAAGGTTTAGAATATCCAAAACATATTCAATATATTAAAGAGTATTGCAATAAATACAACATAGATTTAAAAATTATTTATTCTAAGGTAAATATTGATTGGCTTCTAAAAAACACAAAATATATTTTCCCATTTTCTAGTAAAATAAAAGGTAGGTTTTTTCAAATAAACCAGCAAAGCAATATAAAAAAATATAGTGAAAAGTATAATTTTAAAAAAGTTTATTTTGGCAGAAGATTAGCTGATGGTAATTCGATAAAATCAGAGAAATATTTATTAGCTAATAAAAAAATTCAAAGCTTTCCTTTAAGGTCATGGAGTGATATTAAAACTAATAATTTTTTAAAAAACATTAAATTATCTCCTCTTTATAACACTTTAAGAGGTAAAGCAAGAGGTACTCACCCTATTAATATTGCTAATACTTATTTTGATAAAGGAATTACAGAAGCATTGTCTTTTATTAAATTAATGGATTCTCAATTATATGAAACAGCTATTATGTTATCTAAACAAATAAATAAATAATGCCAGAACCTATAAAATATTTAGAACAAAATGTATATGATGCATCACTTGAAAGAGTAGAAAAACTTTATAATAATTTTGATGATATACTCGTTATGTTTAGTGGAGGAAAAGACAGTACAGCTGTTTTGTATGTTGCTAAAAAAATAGCTAAAAAATTAAATAAACTTCCTTTAAAAGTTATTTTTGTTGATGAGGAAGTAATACACCCCCCTACTGTTGAGTATGTTAAAAGAATGTCAAAAGATAAAGACATTGATTTAAAATGGTACTGTTTGCCTTTTAAACATAGAAACGCTTGTTCAAATAAACAACCTTATTGGTATTGTTGGAATCCAAAAGAAAAAGAAAAATGGGTAAGGGATTTGCCAAAAAATGCAATAACAAAAGATTCTTATTTTAACTTTGGTATGACTTATGCTGAATGGGCTTCATATAAATATAATAATAAAAACACTGTAACCTTATTGGGAGTAAGGGCTCAAGAATCTTTAAGGCGATTAAGAATATTCACAACTCATGCTAAGAAAAAAGTTGGAGAAGATATTTATATTAGTAGAGTAAAAGAAAGTATTTCTTTATATAATGGGAAAAAAATAAACGCTAAGCAGTTTAAAGGTTATCCTATTTATGACTGGAAAACCGAAGATGTTTGGAAACTTGTGCTTGATAAAAAAATAGATTATAATAGAACTTATGATTATTTTAATAAAACGAAGCTTTATAATAGGCTCTGGTCGCAAAGAGTTTCTCAGCCTTTTGGAGAAGAACCTTTACGCAATATGTATTTATATTCTGAATGTTTCCCAGAGTTATGGGCTAAAATGTTAAATAGAGTTAAAGGCGTAAATAGTGCTAAACTTTACTCTAATACAGATTTATGGGGTCACGGTATTTTAGAAAAACCTAAAAATAAAACTTGGAAAGAATATTTACACATTATTTTAACAAATTATGAAGGTATTTATTTAAATAAAGTAAAATTTAGTATTAATAAAGCTATAAAGCATCATTATACTTTAACTCAAAATAGAATAGAAGATGATTTTGAGCATTTGTTATCTGGAGTTAGTTATAAGTCTTTATGCAAAATAGCTATAAAAGGAGATTTTAAAGGTAGAACAGGAGGAATGTTAAAATCAAAAATGGAGTCTAAACTTAAAAAAAATAATATTTCACAAACAAGTGCGAGAATAAACTATGGTAAATAAACAACCAATTAATAAAGTGGTTTGGGTAAACAGAGACAAATTAAAACCTAATAATTATAATCCTAATTTTGTAGCTCCTCCAGAATTAGAATTATTAAAAATTTCTATTTTAGAAGATGGTTGGACTCAACCTATTGTAGCTGATAAAAACTATGTTATTATTGATGGGTTTCACAGATGGACAGTAAGCGATGATAAAAGACTAAGGAAACTAACTAATGGACAAGTGCCAGTAGTGTTTACAAATCCAAAAGACAAAGCATCTCAACAAATGGCTACAATTAGACATAATAGAGCTAGAGGAACTCACGCTGTTTTAAATATGTCAAAAATTGTAGGTGGAATGATAAAAGATGGCGTTAGCATTGATGAAATTTCTAAACGATTAAAAATGGATAATGAAGAAGTCATAAGGCTTTCAATAAAAGAAGGTGTTCCAGAAACTGATGTAATAAAAGACGCAGAATGGTCAAAAAGTTGGGTAGTTAATAACCAGTTAAAACAAGATTAAACAAGATCATTATGGCTAATTTAACAGGCAAAGGGGGCTTTTCTGAAAACCCTAATAACATTAATAAAAAAGGTCGGCCAAAAGGGACAACTTCAATACCAGATTTATTAAGAAAAATTGGAGAAGAAGAAGTCCCAAGAGAATTAAAAGAAGCTTTAAAAACTAAATATAATCATATAGACTTAAAAGACTTAAATATGCAAGAAGCTGTTCTAAGAGCAACGTATATGTTTGCTATTAGTGGAAAGCCTTGGGCTGTTCAATTTATAGCGGATAGAACCGAAGGAAAACCTATTATGACTATGAGCTTAGAAACACATGAACCAGTACAATTAATAAAAACAGGGAATCCGATATTAGATGAAGATTAAAATTGTAGTTAGCTATAAGGCTCCAAATAAGACACAGTCTTATAAATATTATTTTTTTAATAATAACTTTTATAATAAATAAGATTATATATGTTTAGAATGTCTCCAGTTATGGAGCAGATTGCTTCACACCCAGCAAGATTTAAAGTTGTTGTGGCTGGGAGAAGGTTTGGCAAAACTTATTTATCTTTAATGTGGTTGCTAATGGGAAAGCTTAAACCAAATGAACGCAGATGGGTAATTATGCCAACTTATAGACAAGGCAAGATGGTAGCTTTTCCAATTTTAAAAAGAATAGCTCAACAATCTCCTTTAGCTCATGTAAACGAAAGCGAATTAAGATTTAATATTTCTGGTTGTGAAATAGCTGTTAAGGGGTCAGAAGATTCTAGTAAATTAAGGGGGTCACATTTAGATAGAGTTGTTTTAGATGAGTATGCTTATATGAAAGGAAATGTTTGGGAGGAAGTGATTTATCCAATGATGACAACAAACCCAAATTCAAGTGCTTTATTTATTGGTACACCAGATGGTTTTAGTAATGGTTTTTATGACTTGTTTGTAAAAGGTCAAGGGCACAATGAAGATTGGAAAAGTTGGCAATTTACTACGATTGAAGGTGGTTGGGTTTCAAAAAAAGAATTAGCTTTAGCTAAAAAAAATATGGACGAGAGAATATATAAACAAGAATTTTTAGCTTCTTTTGAATCTGCACAAAATAGATGTGCTTATAATTTTAATAGAAAAACACATTTAAAAAAGACAAAAGAAAAATCATCAAATGTTTATATTGGCATGGATTTTAATGTTTCTAAAATGTGTGCTGTGTGCGTTTATGAATATACTGATGGGACAATACATTATTTTGATGAAATAATTTTAAGAAATTCTAATACCGAAGAAATGGCAAGAATGATAAAATTAAAATATCCAGAAATTAAAACTATTTATCCAGACCCGGCAGGAACAGCACGATCTACTACAAGTCACCGTTCTGATTTTGCGATATTAAGACAGCATGGGTTTGCAGTTAGAGCAAGAAGAGTCCACCCTTCACATAGAGATAGATTAAACGCTTTAAATAGAAAATTAAAAGATGGAGAAAATAATATAAGTATGACTATTGACCCAAAATGCATTGAATTGATTAAAGATTTAGAACAATGCACGCGAGACCCAAAGAAAGGAGGAATAGATAAATCTGATTTAGAAAGAACTCACGCATTAGATGCTT